ATCACCACCGCCTGCTCCACCACCACCGCCGCCGCCTGTCCCTGGATTGCTACCAGCACCTCCACCACCCGCAATATAGGCAGATCCATTGGTATTGTTAACAGTTGTATTAAAGCCAAGTTGAAGTGCTATACCTCCTGCACCACCATTACCATTACCACCTTTGCCTATAATAAATCCATTATTTACAAGTGTAACTGTATCACCAGTGGAGCCACCTGTTAATGTTAGACCCGGAGTTCCTGTCCCGGTTGAATAAACATATATGCCGGAGTTGACTGTAATAGTCACATCTGTCGCACCGGCAACATACCCGCCCAAAGCGGCTATGTTCAACGAAGCATTTGTTGTGTTTGTTGAATATGCGTAACTCACGGCTGTTCTGGCGGGTATGTTGCTTTTGCCATAAAAGTTGCTGAATGCAATAGCACCAGATGCAACGCCAGCTAGGCCTCTAGGTACTGCTCCACCAATGGCAATTTGTGCAGTTGAAGATAGCCCAAGTTCTGTATTAATTTCTGACGCTGGTAGCGCACCTGACGATCTGATTGTCATATAAATAACCCATGTTAACTTAAATTCAACTCTAAGTTATATGGACTATTTATTTTGGACCGCTATTATTTTGTCTTTTGACCCAGTTCTTGGTACCCCGACCAGCTGGGGTGTATGGCATCTGTTTGTAGTTTTTTAGTGCCAATGATTGTGTCATTAAAGTTTCGAGCAATGATTTCAACTATTTCATTCACAGCTGGTTTGCAGAATTTGTCATTGCAGGGCGGCATGATCCAAAATACATGATCAGCATCCACACGCTGTCGCATGGCCATCAATTCNCGAAAGGTATTGACACCGGTATGATCGTTTGTGCCCAGGCTGATGATTACATTGCGGGCAGTTAGATCTCGACCAGGATACATACGATTCCATTGTGCTGTGTTGATTCCACCTTTGCCTACCAGCGCACATTCTTGTCGGAATTGATGTGTGCCTACTGCAATACTGTCACCTAAGATCAAACATTCTAACATAATTTCTCCAAAAGAAAAGCGATTACTGTTAGTATACAGCAATCGCCATAGATTGTCAATGGGTTAGCAGTAGCCTAGGCGTTCTAGTCTGGCAACCAATTCAGTCCAGGGTATTTGATCTTTAACTTCTACTGTAATTTGAATTCTATTGACCGAGCAATCTGGTCCTTGTACTCTATGTGCAAGTTCGGTCCGATTCCAGCATGGTCCAGGATCATCAATTGCAAATGCAGAATCTGTACCCCAATCATCTATTGTAGATTTATAACTGTAGGCAATGCGTGGTTGGCCATATCGAAGTTCGGTAAAAACTCTTTCTTTTATTTTATCACTATCAACTCCATCATTCCACCATTCTAATTTGACAGGACTACGCCCAAAGTAAGGAATGTTAAAGCGAGCAACGCACGGGATGCCGCGCACAAATGCATCAAGATGGGCTGTTTTTGTATTTTGATTCTTATGTCCAATGAATCCAGAAAAGCGTCTGACACTGAGTCCAAGGCTGTCAAAATGATCTACCACTGCTTGTCGTTGCGGCCAATCAGAAAAGGAATCTTGCAATAGGTCAACTCGTTCAAATGCACCTTTAAAGGTATTCAAAGCCGGCATTAATTTTGGTACAATGTTATTTTTTACCCATTCTAAATCTGCTGATGTTGGCTCAAAAGAAGGCATTGGAATGTGATAGTTTTTATTTGACATTCTGCCCAGCTTCTCCAATCAGCCATGTGTTGGCTGCCAATTTAATTGGTCCAAGATTGTAGGTATGTGCCACTGGTCGCAGTCCGTCGGCATGATTCATACCCGCGGTTGCCTTTAAAAATGGCTTTAAATTATTTTTAACATAGTCAATGCCAGCATGCCAATTGCGCCAGGCCGCTGTGTCTTTGTAATGATCAATGAACCAACGATCAAACTCGCTGTACCAATCACTGATGCTCTTGTCTGCTTGATACCACGAATCATTCCAAGTTGTGTACAACAGATTTCGCAGTATGCGTTCGTGCATCAATCGGGTTATGGTAGCGGTCACGCGATGCTCAATCCAAAATTCCTGTTTTTCCGGAAACGCTTCGAGGTAGCGTCTAATAATATGTCCTTGCTTGGCCAGCATACGCACACTTTCTGGTGCCCAATAGAAATATTCTACAGTACAGTTTTCATATTCTTTAATATGCTCTGCCACTGTGTTGATATTGGCACTACGATCATTGAATCGCATTAATAAATTGTTTTCTCGAATAACAACTCTGGGCTTTTCGACACCTGTAATTAAACAAATATTTTTGCCCTTGTCAAAATCACGCTTTACCTCATCAAAACTTAGGTAATTAAAACGGGTAATACCAATGGGGTTGAGACCTTCCTTTTGATTTAATACCCAGCTTTCATCTGCGGCTCCGAGACTTTCAAACAATGTGTCGCTAAGGTCAAAAATACGAATCTTGGTGCGTGGCATTTCGTTTCCAATGGTGCGTAGGCGTGGCAACAGATGCAGTTGATGTTCACTTTCTGGCCCATTGTAGGGATTTGTACTGTTGGCATCAACTTTAATAAACTTTTCGCTGGCCTTGGTCATTGTATTGACTACAATTTCATCAAGCAATAGACCTTGCCTACGAAAGCTTTCGTAAATGTTGTTGCTGTCTGCTCCACCGCTGTAGCTTAATATAACATAGTCATACTTTTCACGAAGCTGTCTTGCACGAGCATCGTACAATTGATCCAATGTTTCTTCAGGTTCTACAGTCCAATTGTAGGCACCAAATACATCATTGTTGAATACCCAGCGCACGGGCTGTCCAACTTGAGTACCGTAGATACATGCTTGTATTTTAGAATGAAAGTCTATGCCATTGCTGGTATAGTATCCTAATTTTTTATTAAATGTTTTTTGCATTTTGTATATATGTCTGCGTATGTTTAATGTTTCGGCCAGCGCCATAATCGCACATCAGCTCTAGGTGTTGGTCCAGATCAATGAAAAGAACTTGAGACAAATAGTCGTGTACTACCTTGGGGTTAAACACATATTCAATTTCTTTTTGCACAGCAAATTTTGGAAAATATTCCAATTCGTTGCCCCAGTACTTGCCAAATTGTATGGGCTTGATATACAAGCCCCAGCCCCAGATGATCCATCTGGGTACCTTACCAGTCTTGGCGTCAACTTGCCCGTTCTCTTTGATGTATGGAAATGCATGTCTATATGCCACTGCAATGTCGTCAATCAACATGCTGATAGCAAATTCCTGATGCTTACTTCTTCTATCTAAATGCACTGTTGGATTTTTACGATTGGCATGGAACCAAGCAGATGTCATGTCAATTGCATTGTAGCTTTCCATCATTTGCCATGCTTGATCTTTTACAAATAGGTCAGGATTTTCTGGACCTTCTAACACATGGCAACTTGAATCAAGCTGATCCAAAAATACAGTTTTGATATGGTGTTGTGGTGGTATCTTTGTTGCCGATGCCAGCTGTTCTATTTCGTCTTTTATTGCCATTGGGTCAATGTCAATGATGTTGCATTTAAAATTGTATTTTTTCTCCAGGATTTTGATGTTTTCAAATTCAGAATCGTTAAATCCAGGNTGATACATAAATGCACATTCATGTGGCAAGCCCTGTTGCACAAAGCTGTGCAGTACAACTTGACTGTCCAATCCACTGCTCAAACTGATAATTGTTTTTCTCTCGCCGGCAATACGCTGACAGGCCAAATCTAGTTCCTGCCGCATGTTTCCAATGGGTCTGGGTAAACTGGTGTATTCAATCCAATACTTGCTGTTTTCGTCTAGACCATATATCATGCACTTACTTACCAGTCACCGTTGTCAACAACTAGCCTGACTGACAGCATGAGTATTTGTACTACAACTTCTCGACGACTGGGGCACGGCCATTCAGACTTGGTTGGATCAACGCAGTACGAAATGCGCCAATGGAATGGGTTGAAAATTAGTGTTATCCATATGCCACTGTATCTGAACCAATCCATTAAATGTCCCCTTCTTGCCTGGGCATTATAAAGCCCCATTCATTGACAGTTCCGTGTACATCGTAGGACTTTTCTTCGCTGTCGTAAGTCCAGCCCAGCTTTCGCATCATTTTATGCTTGACCAATAAGTTAGGGATACGAAAACGCTCGCAATCTGCAAAGCCCATCATGACACCAACTTCTGCTACTGCTCCACTACGGCAAACACCGGCATGGCAATGTACAACAACATTCATTCGATTTTCCCAGGCATGTTGCAACAAGCGCACAAGCTCTGCGGCCTGTTCATCCGTGATGGCAAACTCACTCATGTCAATGGTTCTACCATCACCTGTGTTGGTCATGCCATCTTCTTCAATGTCCAAAAATGTAAATTTATGTACTTCTTTGAACGCATGACGGGGCGCAGGAAACGCCATGTCATGGTCAGATATTTGAATCAACATGCTGTTGACGCCGCAATCATGATGGCGGCCCGTTGCTACATTTTCTAAAGGTATGTTTTCAATCCAAGGCATGTGTATATTATATACGATTTTAAGTTATAGAGCAAGCATTTTTTCTACATACGCTTTGACCCATAATTCTGCTTTCTGAATTAAATCTAAATCATCTACCATCTTTTTAGAATTTTCTTTGCTGGAAAAGCTTTGTTCGGTTACACCTTCATACTGTAAAAGTCCTAACAATGTCCAAGATCCATGCCGTGCGTTGCTTGGATCTGTCATTGGGCGCAACACCTGTGCTGTAAATGCTTCGGCCTCAGGCTCAGTCCAATAATCAGTTTTCCAATGGTAGCCACCAATGACAGCTTGCCCATTTGGGACAAATTTATATCCATATTTAGGTGCATCTTTTTCAAATTCGCTTGAATTTCGACCAGGTGTTCCATATCGAAGACCCAATGGATGCCAGGCTATGTTATAAAGATCATTGTCAATGAACCATTTTGCAGAATCTGTCAATGATTCTCTTGTGTCCCCAGGTAACCCAACAATCATACTAATTGTTTGTTTTACTTGTTGTTTCCAGATATTATGATATAACTCTGGAATATAGGTCCGGGCTTGCTTGCCGCTCCAGCCTTTGCCAATGGTCATTGATGCCGATTCGCCCAGGCTTTCTATTCCGTGAAAACCAGTCAGCAGTCCTGATTCTTGTAGCATGTATGGAACATCCGGGTATCTATCTAATAAATCTGCTCTGAGGTAACTGGTAAATTTAATCTTAAAGGGCAGGCTGACAACCATGTCGTGCCATGCTTTCATTTTAAATTCAGTATCGTTAAATGTGTCACAAATGATGTAGTAGTTTGTTGTCTGCCACTTTTCATAATTGTGCATTAGTTCGTCTTTTATTAATTCAAAATCTCGCAGATAATCAAGTTTGCCTCGGCCTAACAGCAAGTGGTTACAAAATTTGCATTTAAAAATACAGCCTCGGCTGACCTCCAATGGCAATGTCTCATGGGGCATAATTGCATCAGTGTCATCAAATTTAAACACATTGGTTTCAATGTTAAATCGTTCTATCTTGGGCTTTTTAAAACATAGAATGCCTTTTCCTGACCATATTTCGTGACTAAAAGGTGGCATTAATGCAATGTTAGATTCTTTTATTGAGCGTATGTAATCTACAAAGGTGTCTTCAGAATATTCTTCAAATATTGCGTCAATCTCATTGAGAAAGTGACCTGGTACTGATTGTCTAAATTGTCGAGTGTACGATCCGCCTAGTACAATCTTTACCTTGGGATATTTCTTTGCAATTCTTTCAACTGTTAAAAGCAAATGTGAAGGGACCGGTGGAACTCCGGGTGTAGGATCTTTGTATAAAAATGTGGTACTGATTCCAAGACAAAGTGTTTCACTGGTTATAAACTTATCAAGTAGTTTTGTCAAAGCTTCATCGTCGATCCATCTGATATGATCAATTACCTGTGTAGATATACCAATTTCTCTGAGTGCATGTGCTAACTTATAAGGACCCAGCGTTCTATAAACTGTAAAGTCATTGATTCTTGGGCCTGTGTTTAATAATACTACTTGCATTGCAATCTCCTATTGGTCATACCATTTTTTCCTAGACTTGGCCAGCAATGCTTTCTCAGCATGTTCTCTCGAGTACCCTGCATCAAATTGATAGTCATCATCAATTGCCACCACATTTGTTTTATCTATTAGATTCCATAATTCGTTGGTTGGAATTCCTGCCACTCGTACTTGTCGGCGTCGACTGGTACAGATACCAACACCGTGCATAAAATAATCATTGGAAAGGTATGCGGCATCGTTTGCTTTATAACAATTGACTGCATCTTTTCCATCCAGTGACCAATACAACGGTGAGCCGCCGTCACTGATGTTTAGTACTAACACAATAAATCCCTTCTTAAATAGCCTACTGCCATCGCCGCTTGGGAATGAATTATATAAGCCTTTCATATCTCGGTGAATGATAGAAAACCCGCCTGGTTCAATGCTTACACAATGTATGCTATTAATCTTTTTAAATGGAAGTGTTTGAATCCACTTCCATAGTTGCATGTCTCGAAATTGTTCTTTACAATGAAAGTTTAGATCTAAAGTTTCATTTCTGAAACTTGGGCCACCGTGAATGCCAAACTTGACCAACAGTGGATCAACAACAGTTTCATTTGCTACTTCAGTGCAAGCCATCAACTGTACCATTGACCATCCTGGGTGATCTCTTTTGAAGTATTGCATAGATTCAGCATCACCTTGTTGCATGTATATGTCACCTCTATTGTACAATTCCGGCGGTATCATCCCCCATACTTTGTTTAAGGCAGCGGTAGGCCCAACAGACGTTAAGTTATTGGTAATTTCAAGTCCGTGCGGTAATATTAACTCGTCATACTCTTTGACAAAGAGTTCACGATCATATTCAAGGTTTAACCTGGCATACGCAATGTTTGAAAATTTATTTGTTGTCATTTTTTGGTAAAAACTCAATGCCAAAGCCACCGTTATATTGATAGTTGTCTGGCAGTGTAATCATGCCAGATGATTCTAGTAGATTCCATAGCTCTGGCTTTGGTTTACCCATGACTCGGACCTGGCGGCGTCGGCTGGTCATTAATGGAACTGCATGTAAAAAGTAATCGTTTGTCAAATAAACTTGATCGTCTGATTGTTGCGGATCTAATACTCCTGGGCCATCCAAGCACCACCACAATGGACCGCCACCATTGCTAATATTCAGAGTAATAATGACATATCCATTTTTATAGACGCGATTATCCTGGTTGCTTCCCAGGCCCTGGTTGCCACCACTGTATAACCCTTTTACATCTCGATGTATTGTTGCAAGACCACCTGGTTCGATACTGACACAATGTATACTTTTAATTTCCTGCAAAGGAATATTCTCAATAATCCATTTGTATATTTGCAAGTCAGCAAAGTATGGTTTGATTAAAAATTTATATTTTGGATCGAGTGTTTCATTGCGGAGACTGGGGCCTCCTTGCTTGGAAAATCGTAATAACAATGGGTCAGTTATTTCTGTTATATCCAATCCCATCAATTGTACCATCATCCACTGCGGGCGTTGTTGTTTTATGTATTTTAAGGTTGGTGCAGGGCCCGGTTGAACCCACACATCTGCTTTAATGTATTCGTCTGGAGGAACCATGCCCCAGTAATTATTAAGTGTGGCAGTTGTCTTTAAAGTATTGGCACTATTGCAAATGGGAATTCCATGTGGCAGTATGTGCTGGTCGTATTCGGTGGCAAATAATTCAGAATCAAAGTTTAAATTGACTTTGGCATAGGCTAGATTGGTAAAGTCTCTATTCATACCAATACTTATGTTAAACTTTTGGAGCGGAATGTCAGAATCGAACTGACGACAACAGATTGGAAATCTGTAGTTTTACCATTAAACTAATCCCGCACTTTATAGAGGCCGTCTGTGACGCTTGAATTCGCGGTAGCCCTGCTCTTCATGGCCGGTCCTTCTATTGACTAGTATTGAGAAGTTTTTCGGTGTTCCACTGTAGCTACTCAAACGGCTTTTATAAAGTGTCCGGCTACTCACACCACATGAGCCCCGGACTGAGCGGTTACTCTGTCCGTAACATTTATTCTTATGGGAAGGTGTTAAACCTCACCTAATGCGTCTCCGCCACTCCTCTACGGATGACGGATGGCCAATGCACTACACGCCAAGCACTCTTTATGGTGACTGCCCCACCCCCTTTGTATAACGGGCAAGGGCGCCCGGGGTACTTGGTCGGAGTACTAGGATTCGAACCTAGGACCCCCGCGTCCCAAACGCGGTGCGCTAACCAGACTGCGCTACACTCCGATAACTGGTTGCAGGGGATGGATTCGAACCACCGATCTTCAGCTTATGAGACTGACGAGTTGCCACTTCTCTACCCCGCGATAACTTACTAACTTAAATTGGTGCCCCCACCATGAATCGAACACGGGACAACCGCATTACAAGTGCGGTGCTCTACCAGCTGAGCTATAAGGGCGTTGATCTTACTTACATTATTTGGTACATCGTGACGGGCTCGAACCGCCGACAGCCTGCGTGTAAAGCAGGAACTCTACCAACTGAGTTAACGATGCAAATATTCGTAGTTTGTTGTTTCTTCATTCTCTCTAAAAATAATAGCACCGTTCTTGGTATGGAACCGCTTGGCCATTTCTGTTTTAGGACTCAGTGTAACAAACTTTGTTATACTTGGTTTATTCTCCTTGATGTAGTCAACTGCATCAAAGATTAACTGACGGCCTGCGCCAGGTTTATAACTCCAAATTGTATAAAAAACTGCTGTGTCTGGTTCTTCACTTGAAGTAAACAAATCAGATTCTGATTCAGGAATACTGTTTTGATAACTTACACATGTGATTGCACGGACTGAGTCGTCATCATTTTTTAGTACAAAAATTTCTCTGTTGTCACCCACGCGGTCATTTGCAGGGATGTGTGGGCGTACTGGGTCTTGACTGATCAAGTCCAGTATATTTTCTCCAAGTGTTTGAATCAAGTGCAACATAATCTTACTTAGCCGCCTTGGTCACTGTCGGCAGGCAAATTGCCTGGAGGCTTGTCAATTTCTTTTTGGTCTTCGGCGTTGTTTGATTTTTTATCAAAAATTTTATCCCAATTGTCTGAGTAAGTTTTTGAATCAACGCTGTAAGGCCTTGGGTTATCGCCCTTACCAGCTTCGTGCATACTAACTTTCCTTTATAATAATGGTGGAGGTGACAAGGATCGAACTTGCGACATCCAGCTTGCAAAGCTGGCGCTCTCCCAACTGAGCTACACCCCCAAAAATTTTATGATTTGCACCATAGAAAAACACACTCAAGTCCGCGGCACGGAAGGCACTATACCCGCGATGGTCTATGACCAGGCCTAGTGTGTTTATCTATGGTTAGCATATTGAAACACACTATACAACAGGTTTAGGTCTGCTTCTGTATCCTGTTACGGCCGAGTATGAAGTTATCTCTGGACCTATGCCGTAATGTGTTTTAATATGCTCTGCGAACCTCGGTGGTAATTGTACCGTATCAAGCGCCAGGAACCCCCAACACCATCACACACGGCTTCCACCCACTTCCCGACAGGTTCCGTTAACGCATTGCCAGCGGCCTTTTGGTTCGAAGACTACCACCCGTACTTGTCACAGTACTTCTCATCGTGTGGGTCACACTATCCGACGACACTCGGAACGTCTGGTTGCGGGGGAAGGATTCGAACCTCCGTCTCCTAGGTTATGAGCCTAGTAGTCTGGCCACTGACGTACCCCGCGATATACTATCGAACTTTTCGTATTCCTTCGTAACCTAACTTGCCATTTTGTACTTCAAGCAATGCAGTTACTGGTGTATGAAGATGTTCTGTGCGAACACTTTCTCTATTGTTTTGACTAATTTCTCTTGCTCTGGCCGCGGCAATTAAAACCAAGTCAAATCGATTGCCTCCAACATTTTGTACACATTGATCTGTATCAATGTCAACTCCTCGACTGATGTATGTCATAATTGCCTTTGTAAAAGTGAAAGAAACTAGCGTTTTCTTGGCTCCACCTCCTGGGCTCGAACCAGGGACCAAATGATTAACAGTCATCTACTCTACCAACTGAGCTAAGGCGGAAAATAATTGAATCTGTAAGTAGTTGCCCCATCATTATAGCAACCATTCACCCGTGTAATAAATCCGGACGGGATTCGGTAAGTTACTTGGGATACCGGTCCAGTTTAGTCGCCTCAATGGACCTAGTGGGTGTCGAACCCATGACCTTCTACTGTTTCGGTCCTTCGAAGAAACCTAGACAGCGTGACTTTCTCTTGCTAACACTTACAAAACTTGGCGGTCTGTGGGGGAATCGAACCCCCGTAAGTGGATAGACAATCCACAGTAATAACCTCTATACGAACAGACCTAATTTCTGGTGCGACTGGCCGGAATCGAACCGGCATGCTGTTAAGCGAGAGATTTTAAGTCTCTTGTGTCTACCGATTTCACCACAGTCGCAATACCATATGTAAAATTACAAAGGAACTCCACTTACCTTGCAGGACCGTCTCCTGCTACTTCTGCTTCGTCATTACGCTCTAGTAAATCCTACCGTGCCATTTGGTGATGTTGCCATCCCTCAGCTTTCATGTACACTACATTGAGCCAGCCCGTCAGCTGGATATACTCAATACAGGTACCTAGCAGTACTAGTAACCTTTATAACTTTACATATGGTACTCGATAGCGGAGTCGAACCGCTCTTGCCTGGATGAAAACCAGATGTCCTAACCGATAGACGAATCGAGCACAAATGCCACCAAATTTTTAAAGAACAATCACTTCAACTTTCGCTGTAGTGTTTGGTTATTATATACGGACAATGCCGTAATGTCAACCGTTTTCTAACTTTCTTTTGTTGTATTTCTACAACAACTTTCAAACTGTTTCTACTGCATTGCTACAGCATGCCACTAGTATATGCTATCTACTGATTCCTGTCAACAACTATCTGTCTTTATCTTGTTGTATTTCTACAACAAGCCTGGAGCGGGTGATCAGGTTCGAACTGACGACATCTTGCTTGGCAAGCAAGTGCTCTACCAACTGAGCTACACCCGCACAATAAAAAAGCCCCGGAGTTTTTATTTCCAGGGCCTGTAATCTCACTATGCGTAGAGTTACGGCCTCGGAGTATCCTCTGTGGCTGGTCCTGTATTACCTGGTAACAATTTTGCGTTTAACATAGTATTATTATATATCCTTTTAACTTAGAAGTCTACCTCTTATGGCAAAATTTCTTTGAATTTTTCTCTGCACTCTTCAAAGGTGCCTGCCACTCCCCAGCTGGCAATGATCCTAATATCAGTGGAGTCGAATCGTTTTACATCGTGAGCCACATCATTACGAATCAGTGCTGGACGCTTTAATGAAAATCTATAAACCTCTTTCATTTCACCTGTTATCCTGTAGTGCCTTTCGTCTGGCTTGTAGACTTTTTCAATCTCTCCGTCAACTGGTTCATAGTAAATTGTAGCGGATGTATCATCACATCCGCTGATTGGTATATTGAATGCCGCCAGTCGATGACCATCAATGTGCAAGGGAATGTATCCGTCTGGTGGTGTATGATATATGTTCAACCAACCACCCAAGAATACAAACTTCTCTTGAACTGATTTTAAATAGTCGTCGGAACTGATGTCAATTCTTACATATCCTTTAAGGACAAACTCTGCCTCAAGCTTGTCCATAACTAGTTTTTGAATGTAAGGAAGATCTAAAAAGTCGGGTGTTTCGTATACATAGAAGTCATCAATCATACAATATTTATCGGAGAAAAAGTGGATTATTCCTGGAAAAATCTAAACAACATCTATCAACATGTCCTAAAGCTTGGAATGTTAAGTCCACCGGAGGATGTCATAGCATGTTGGCTGTTATTTGGTAGTTTACCCAAAATTGATAAGTTCCTAGAACTTGGATCTTACATCGGCGGTGGACTCGCGATATTTAATGAGGCCTTATGCGAAACAGGTCATAATGATGTAAAATTCACTGGTGTTGATCATTTAAACTTTATCGGAGCAAAAGAAACCAATGCCAGTGGTGCTTGGTATACAGATCACTTTAATCGTTGTTTGAGCCAAGAAGAAATACAGATGTTGGCAACATTGTCCACTGCCAAGGATATGCAAGAATGGATTGCCGCAAGATCTGAGCAATTGACCGGCAGGCCAATGTCCTTGACTTGCTACCTAAATGAATCCGAAGCTGACGAACAGTATGATATTATACACCATGACTACGGGGACGGTGTTGCTGAAAATCTCAACACCATTAGAAAAGCTTTGCCAAAGCTAAAAGATCGTGGTATCTACATTGTAGATGACTGGTGCACAGGTGCACCATTACGCACATGGGCCACAGTTATTGCTCATCAAGAAAAATTACTGTATCCAATCATGTGGGGTAAAAACAAAGTGTTTTTTGCAAAGTCAGCAGATGTAGCACAAGCAACTATAAAACTAATCACTGCCAATTCCAGTTACAATGGCCAGCTGTTTAAATTCATGCCAGGATCTGATTATTTTGGTGCTGACTATCGAACTATTAGAATGCACTGGCAGGCAATACAATGGGCATAAATTACAAGCAAATAGAATGCCCTTGGGTTGTAGATGATAACTGTCAATTTGACTACCTGTGGGAATCTGATAAGTCACAACATTTTGGTTTTCCTACTGCCAAATTGAGTCCTGTATTCCTATCATGGGCAGACTCTAAAAATCTACACATAAGTTTTGCGGAAGTATTCTATCTACCTGCTGGCTGTGCAGTTAGACGTATACACACAGACTTGGATCATATTACAGAAGCATGCAGTAAGATAAACTTTATCCTAGGCGGCGATGATGCGCCAATGCAATGGTTTACTCTTAAAGAAAATGCCAAGAGCCACCGTGATGTAAATACTGCGCCTACTGTTATCAACACAAAACAAGTTTCGCCTTACCTTAGTTGGCCAAGAGAAGAATGTGAAGTCGTTGAAGAAGCTGTGCTAACTGGCATAAACATTATACACGCTGGCATACCTCATGTTGTGTTCACTAAAGAAAAATCTCGCATTGCAATCAGTGTAGTATTGCAATGCAAGATATCAAAAAAGAGACTCAGCGTTGAAGAAGCGTTACTTAGAATCTAAAACTAATTTACATGTTGCCATAAATTCATCGTACGCCGCTTGTACCATTGGATGCTCTAACAGCTTGACCGCTTCTGCTTCCATTGCTTTTAGGCCTGCCTCGGTAACTTCTCTGGCACTGGGGATTTCAATGTAGTACCGATCATCGCCAAACGCTCGGGCCAGAGCTTCCCAGGCTTTCTTTTGCTTTTCAGTGATGGGCTTATTGTGTGGGCGCATTTCGCTAGCCTTAACCATTGCAGAACTCATTGCATCTTCAGCATAGCGGCCAGCGGCAATCATTGGTGCCAAGGCTGGCTCAATGTTGAAGCGACGAGTTTGTCCACCAGGATACACATCCACTAGGTGGGTGCCCTTGGGAAAGCTATCGCAGAACTCACTGGAGTATGTGGTGTGAGGGATATACTTGCGGCCTTGCTTGATGTAAAAGATTGTTTCTTTTGTCATTTTATTTCTCTATTCGCAGTTTACGGCAACCTTCTTTGACTTCTACAGGATAGTCAGGACTAATTTCTGCAATGCTACAGTTGTATACTTTTTCTCTTGGCCACGGGACAGTAAACAAAAGATACACACAAACACACATGGCAGTGATTGCTCCGCACAACTCCCAATTAATTGTCGACAGTTTCATCCGTGTCCTGTTTGTATATGCCACGAGCTTCTGCATGAGTTTGACACAAGGTTGTAATCCAACCACCGCCAACTTGCTTGCCAGGATTGCCGCACTCCTCACAGGTAACAGCACTCATCGATTCTGCCATGCTAACAAGTCCACTGATGTAATCATCACCACCCGAATAATAAAATCTCAGAGTGCCAAACTTCTCTTTGACTTGGTCTAAGGTAACTTGGCATACTGGCTGTTCTACTTCACGCAGAGGTTGATCAATAAGTTCTTGTTTGCGTTTTTCTTTATNCTCCAGATTAATCAGATCTTTATATTCTTCGTCAAACAACTCACTGTTACCAGCTTTGAGCTGAGTGGCTATCTTATTAATTTTAATGGCAACATCATGTTGTCTAATCTTCCAATCAATATGATGTTGGATATTGCCCATCAGCTGATCCAAGATATTAAACCAACCTTCACCACATTCAAAGCCCCAACACATACAAGTTTCTTTCATATCCTTGTTGCGGTTCACCATCATCTTTGGGTACCGCTCGCACAACAATTTGTCTAGCTCTTGTTTCATATTAATCCTTGTCTANTGGCATACAATGCGTTGGAAATAGGCCCTTCTGGACCCACATGTCTCCACCTTTATCTGGTGTCATTACAATACCCCCAAGACACATGACTTGTGGAGGCTTGCTGATAAGCATCATAAAAATACTGACTACAACCATGAGCCATAACAGTATCATGAAAATTCTATATACCCATTTATTCATAACTTCTCTCCACAATGTGGACACAGTTTAGTATTGGCATTACGCATTTCCTTCAGTGTCCGGTTTAGTTTCTTGGCATCAGCCAGTTGACTTTTAATTAATTTACGATTTCGCTCACCCTTGGCCTTGCTCAGTTCTTCTTTAAGGTGTAGCTTCATTTTGGTCAACCGACCTTCAAAGATTTCAATAAAGCCTGTTATACCCGGACTACTGCTGGCCGATGTAGCACTCATTTTATCTCATCCGGTGTTTCTACAAAGTCACTGATGATCAGATTGAGTGCTTCAATCCTACGCATGTTACCTGTTACATCTTCAGGATGCAACCAGTAGCCGTCTGGGTTTTCGTCGGTCTTGGGATTCTTCTTCCACTTGGCCAATTCACTTTTGAGATTGGCTCGATAGTCTTTCAGAGTCATACTGGTAATACGATCTGCGGCATCACCATCGATCCATTGGTACGGTTTATGTTTAGCCTTGCTCATTTAATGATCCTTTTAATATGATATCTCGACCTTGTTCACCAATGGTGTCGTCGAGTATTTCTACTGTGCGTTGTAACATTGCACATGCTAACATTATAAGCTCTTCTCTGTCGTCTGTCAACTGAATGGAGCTGTCTATGAGCTCCATAATTTCAGTCATTCGTTGCTGTACATTGTCACGATCCTTCATCTATTTTCCTTAAAATACGCTACGAGCCATTATTGAAAATCCTGTTGCTTGTACTCCTGCGGCACCGCCTGCATTGAACTGGCGTACCACATCAAATCCAACACTTGTTTTGTTAGTGTGTTTAACAGTATAACCAAGTACTAGATTCATTTCACGCACTTCCGGTGCCAAGCTAGAGCGCATTGTTTGTGACTGTGGGTTTGCAGTACTTGTGCCGTCACCATTATCGCTGTATGTATAAGATGTAACTCCAGTCACTGTTGCGCTACCACTTCGTACCTGTACTGGCTGAGCAACAAATAATGTGATTGCATCATGTAATTTACCTTGGTCAATGAACACTCGTTGTTGTGATGCGCCCAACTTCCAACTATCACTTACAAGTGTAGAATCTAATTGGACCATGCTATCCTGTACATTAGAAGTTTTAGTAAAACCCACGGTGTACTTTCCAATCAATGCAGTATTCTCAGCCACCTTATAACTGCCGCCTGCTCCAAACCAAGTAGTATTGCTACCACCAAACGCCATTGCGCCACCACCTTGTGAACCAAGCACAGAGTTTGTTTCCTTCAATGCACCCGCTTCAAAGCTTAGTCGAGTACGCTCACTATGTTGCCACTCATATTGAGTTGCTGTACCTGTGTCACTGGTCATCAGTGTTATTACGCTATCTTTACCAAATGGTACTGCCATGTGTTTATAGTTTGAAGAAGCCATGGACATCCACGGCGTGGCATATTGGTAACTCATTGAGTTGGTAAATGCCACTGCCTTTGTTAGGTTTGCAGTATAATTACGCCCAATGCTGTCAACCACTTGTGCGTTTTGTAGCACTGAACTGGTGGCCAAACTAATTGCGCCAGATGTGGCTACTCCTGTGCCAGTGAGGCCAACTGTTTTGCCTTGTGGACCAGAGCCGTTGAGTTTGGTCATGTTGGCCAGTGTCACTGTGCCCATTGGCTGGGTGGCTTTATCAAAGTTGACCATACCACGGCCAGTTACATTTGAGTCGCCCATTGGCGTGGCTGTATTTAGAATCAATGAAACAATTTGTTCTGACCTTAACTGTGGCCAAGCCTGTTTCATCAACGCCACACCACCTGACACATAGGCAGTGGCGCCACTGGATCCGGTAACTGCAATTGAACCACTGGAGTTTAACTTGCCATCAGCATCTTTCAATCCATATTGATTGGCCACTGAGCCATACAACTGCATGCCTGGTGCAACAACATAGAAGTCCTTGACCAGGTAAGGATCATTACAGGTAGAGCCAGATATGTTATTGCAAATGGAGCCAGCCTTGTTTGATGAGGTGGCAATATTGCCGTTGGTGTCGGAATAGCCAACAATCAGCATTTTGCCGCCCAGTACCAAGTTACCTTTGCTATCAACCTGAGTAGCAAACATTCCTGGTACCTGTGAGTATGCCAGTCCTTGATTGCCTGCGGCCGCAACAATGATACTTCCTCTGTTGGTACCTACTGCAAATGCTTGCACATCGGTCGTACTGTAACCATACAATGATCCATATGCGGCAGGCGCTTTATAAATTCCTGCAGACATTTTAGAGATGCCTTTGTTGAAATTTGGATCAAACATGGATCCTAGACTCAGGTTGATAACTGATGCGCCGTTGGCACTGGCCCAATCCACTGCTTGCTTGACTGCGGTAAAATTAATGCCTGCTGAAGTACCACCAGCACCCACTTGGGCCAATAATAGAGTTGCGTCAGGTGCAACGCCAACTGTGCCTGAACCATTTTTATTTGCGGCCGCAATGCCTGCCATCAGTGTTCCATGATGACCCCAAGTTACCGCTGATGCTGGATTATAGAGATTTTTACTGCCAACAATTTTATTGGCAAAGTCTGCATGAGTCAAATCAAAGCCCTGATCAACAATGGCAATTGTTATACCTTGGCCAGTGAACCCTCTGGACCAGGCAATGGGTACACCTGTTTTTGCAAGTGCTGTTGAAATTTGCCTGTCCTCATAATTTAATGCTTTGGTCTGAGCGTAGGCTGTACTTCCTAGGGCCAAGGCAATGGCTAATGTTAGTGCTTTGAGTTTCATTTCTGACCTTTCATGAACTTGTATAGTATACTATTAAACCGGCTTGTTGTCAACCAATCTACGGATACGGTGGGCCATATCTTCGGGTGTGTCGCCTTTGCCAGTAAGCATAAAGGCCACATGCTCCACCATGTCTGCACTTTTGAACTCCAGGTCAATGCCCAAGTTCTTGAACACCAGGTTCACTTGCTTGAGAGTCTCAACAACGGTGTCGTGGACGATAGTGCAATGCTCGTTTTCAATTTCGTCCTCGTCGTAACCGATATCTTCTAATATAGTATTATAGGCACACTGGTCGTCCATTATACAGAACTTACCAAAAGCCTTGTTAAGGTCAGGATCCATAAAGTCATCAATGCCATCACCTATGTCATTGGAATCGATGCTGTTAAGGTGTTCTTGTTTGGTAAATGTACGCATGGTAGTTCCTTTGTGTGTATGTGTTTATTATACAGCCGTTTGGGCCTGTTGTCAACCGTTTTATGCAGGGGCAAACATCTTGGCGCCATTGACCATAACAACTTTGTATGCTTCCATAGTTTTTTGGGTCTGGGCCAATGGAGATTCTTGGATAAACTGCATCATTTCCAGAAAGCCCAAGCCTAAAAACTCTGCGTCTTTTTGTATCTGGGAAATTGCTGTTGCGATTTTCATTTTAACTCCTGTTTGTTGCTGTCTAAGTGTTAATTATACTGGTTCTTGGGCCTGCTGTCAACCGTTTTTCTGTTGTTTTTATGCTACAGCCGCAAAAAAGCCCCAATTAAGGGGCTAATTTGTCTAATTTTTAAGCAAATTAGATTGTGATGCCCATGGCCTGTGCTTTGTATGCCAAAGCTACCATGCGACGGCTGGCTTCACCATGGCGATATTCAGTGACCTGAACGCCATTGCCTGCTTTACGGGGATTTGCATAAACTGCATAACCGCGTTGACGGATAACGCTGATTGTTGCTGTTGGGTTCTTGATACCAAAACGCTTTTCAATTGCGGCTTCTGTCAATGACTCGCCATTGATAACAAGGGCTTTGAACAGTTTATACTGTTTAGTGGTTTCATCAAATTTCTTTAACATTGTGTTTCCTTAAATTATTACATCACTAATTGTGATGCTTTTAACATTGTAACATTACTTAAACAGAAAGTCTATGAGGTGTTAGCCACATAGACTTCTTTTGGCAAAACTACCGTTTATTACTTCTGTGCAATGAACTCGTTTAGGACCTTGGCCTTCTTAATGATCTCTTCTTCTGTAGGAAAAGGTCGGAAGACGGGTTGTGCTGGAACTGCTTCAACTGGTTGATCAATTGAATGGGCTCGAATTTGGACCAAGTTAACTTCTTGTTCCCATTGAGACCGAAGCGATTCGCGATGTGCATGCCAGTCTTGCTCTAGCATTTCTTTTGACATCTTGAGTAGTTCAAGACGAAGTTGGTAGCCATTAGGGGCAATTGTACTCATTGTAATTCTCCTGTGTTTGAGTGTGTTGTAAAACTGTTGTCTTACATATTAATTATACACTACAAAAACACAAAAGCCACCGTAGTGGTGGCTTTTGGTGAAACTAATTTTTAAATTAGAAACTGCGAGTGTAGTTGACTGCTACAACATTTTGCTTGGAATCGCCTGTTACTCTGTCGTAACGGACACCAACTGCATCTTGCTTAGTAAGAGCATATGATACACCAGCACGAACTGTTTGAGTTGTATCTAAGTTAACGCTGGTATTATCAAACGAACTGCGATAACGATAGCCAACCTTTGCAGTTAGCCCAGTGCCACCAATTGGAGCAGAGAGACCTGGCTCAACTGAGTAGTAAGAAAAACTACCAGTGGAACTATATTTCTCTCCAACTGCCACTGTGGTGTAACCAGTTACTGGTCCAAATACTGCGACAGAACCGGTTAAGCCGGCTTCCAGACGAGTTGATACTGCATTGGTACCATCTGTCTGAGTTGTTGAAACTTGAATATGGCCTGCAAAAGTTTTATTAATATTTTCCCTTGCTGTCATGTTGAAGTTTTTCTGGTCTGCTCCACCGCTTTGGCCGTCAATGCTTTGACCTTCCACTGTGATAGAACCTGCAAATACTGAACCACTAATAGTTAGTGCTAAAATTGCTAAGACTTTTTTCATAAATTATATTTCCTTTTTGTTTACAGTAGAGTATCCGAAAACACTCTACTGTAATGATACTTATAGATTGTAAACAATCTGTAATAACCTTAATCGTCGGATTTTGGCAAATGTTGATGTTTTGCTATGGCTTCTTCGAGTGCCTTTTCAACAAATTCGTTAAATGTCATATCACGATCATGCGCCAGTTTCATGTATTGTAACAGCTCTTCATCCGAAAAGTCAACCGGAATCTGCACACGAGTGTCATACTCATCTCCGTCTTTGATGGCCAGTGNTTTTTGGAAAAAATCATCATCNACATCCAAATCAATATAGTTGACATCNTCCCATGCTTGATTGGCCAGTTCGCTTTTGGATTCTGCTTCCTTGCGGTGCTTATCCTGCTTGTTCTCCACAATCATACGATAGGCACGGTCATTGGTATAGTCACATACACTGACTTCGTAGACCTTTTGTGTTTTAGTACTGAATACAATGCTAAAACTATATCCACCTTTGCCGTGAACACCATTCCAACTGTCCAGGCTGTAGGAATTTGGGCCATAACAACTCCAACCATATTCACTACCTTCGGTAATTTTATAGTCAACCAATTCCATCCACTCTTTCATTGTGATCATATAAATCTCCTAAAATAATTATTACAAATTTTATTATAGCTGACGCTGTGGCAGTTGTCAATGATTAATGGTGACTTCTGACAATTTTTTTCATGGCCAATTGAACTGCTTCATCCATACTGTAAGGAAAGCAATTGTTTCCATCCATGCTGACATCCAAGATCCTGCCAGGCACCGTGGTGGGCCTAGCATGGCAGTGACCATGAAAGTGTAACGCACCCCTATGCATCATATCCCATTCCCAAATTGGATAATGAAACAATACAATCCGGAATTCTTTGTAGCCAAGTTCCAAGTATTCGTGTATCTCTGCAAAACAGTTTCTAAAAGTTTGATCTCTTAAAAGCTTGACATCGTGATTGCCCTTGATCAGAATCTTTTTTCCATTCATTCGATTCAACAGCCTGGATGCTGAAATTGCATCAGTGAATGCAATGTCACCTAGTATGTAAACCAAATCATCATAACCAACTACACTGTTGTGATTGTTGATAATTGCAGTATTCATTTCCGTAATGTCGTGAAACGGTCTGCTGTCAGCACAGAATTTTAAAATGTTGGTGTGACTAAAATGTATGTCAGAAGTAACCCATGTTTTCATTACGATATATACCAGATCTCGTCAAAGCCTTCTTCTTCTTCTGGCTCATCCCAATTAATAATCATATCATCTAGCACTCGATCTGGAATTACTTTGCCAGGTCTTGATGCCAAGCGGCGGTCCAGTTCTATATGGTCTGGTATTTTAAACACCACAGCAATGTGATAATAGTCGGGCAACATGCGGAACTTTTTAGCACGACTTTTAATTGTAGTACTGGTCTGATCCCATATTATGGTATGGCCATGCTCCTGTGCAAACACAACTTGTTGAATCATTAGATCAATTGCTGTGGGCATGTATTCTTCAAACACTTCTGAATAAGTCTTGCCTTGTGCCCTGGCATGGTCTTCTACAAACACATCTGTACTGACCACAGTCAGCCCCAGGGCCCAGGGCTGATTTTTAATCCAGGTGCTTTTACCTGCACCGGGGATTCCGATCAACATGTATAATCTAGGCTGGTTCATTTTTTCTAAGTCTTTCGATTTCATCTGCGGCTTCTTCCAGCAGGTCGGCAATTCGATCCGGGGCTCCTTCTTGTACACTCTTTCGAGTCTGAATTTGCCTCCGGATCTCTGCTCTTTTTCTTAAACGAAACACAAGGTCTTGTTCGCTGATCATTTAGACACACTTGTTCTGGCTTCCGCCATCAATGCGGCATCTCCGCGAGTCAGCACTTCCAACAATAACCGCTTTTCTTCCAAGTACACTTTGGCAAAAGCAACATCTTCTTTTACAATGCTACGGGTGTTGGAGATCAAATCGGCCAACTTTACAGTCTGTGCTTCAGCAGGTGCGGCGGCAGTATGTGCCCGGTCGATGGCCTTGCGGACAGCACGATTGCCTTGTTCGGGCCTGCTGACATCAGTCAACCAGCCAACCAACTCAGCAACTTCTGCACCAAACTCAGCACGGATTACTTCGTTGGTAACACCAGTGTCTTCAACCACATCGTGCAACCAAGCGGCCGCTAACATTTCGGGTGTATGCGGAACTGAGGCAACAATGCTGGCTACTTCGGCAGGATGCACAATGTACGGCTCATTAGTNTACTTCCGTAATTGTGCCACAGCGGTATGGGCCGCTGTTGCAAAAATTCTGGCTCTTTCTACTAATTCCATTATAACTCCTAAGTTGAATGCTAGTATAGCACAAAAGGAAACAATGGTCAAGTGTTGTATTTTTACAACAAATCTACACTAATTTCTTTATCATTTTAAGTACAATTGGTTCTAGCCCAAGTGACTTACAACTAGCAATACGGGCGGCATTATCTCTGTGAACAAAACTGTATAAGCTGACTGAGCCAGCTTTTTTAATAGTTTCTTCAAAGTAACGATGCATTATTTTCAAAATGCCGCGCCGCCTATAATTCTTGTCAACGCAACTAAAAATTAGATATGTTACTTTTTTTGTTTCATCATCAAAGTCGTAAATGATATTGCCAACCACCTCACCATTTATGGTAGCGTATATTGCCTTAGTACGATTGGTTGATGCAATATGAGGGTATGCATGTCCATTTTCAATTAGCTCTACAAAGTTTTTTAAATAGAATGTATAAACAGGACTGCCAACCAAAGCAGTACAGTTAAAAATTTTAATTTCTTGTCCCTGTGTATCTGTTTCAGTTGCAATTACATGATCTGGCATAGGTTCCTCTTTGATAAGTTAGGCTAATACTTATAGTATTTGACTATTCGCAATTTTCCAAAAAGAAAGCACCCGAAGGTGCTTTCTGGTATTTTCTGTTACGAGGTATTTCCTACCCTAAGTGGCTGTTAGGCCGCTAATGCGAACTGTGAGTCGTTTGCGGTTACTTTTGTTTAGTTTTTACGACTATCGCTGTCGTGCTGTCCACTCTGTTACTTGTTGCCCTGTCGAATCTAGGTCAGGCCCATCAAAAACATACTCTGTTAAATTTCACCTCTCCGCGTGTGAGGTCGAATATGTTTGTGGTGGACCTGGGGGGATTCGCACCCCCGTCCAGAACACTTTTCTCTTTGCTTCATACAGCAATAACTTGTATTATAGCACTAGTCTATAATTTTGTCAA